TGGTGTACTTCGGGTCCGCCAAGGCCCGGCGCCTGACGATGTGCCGCATCATTTCTTCCGGCGTGACATCGGGGTGCCAGCCGAAGAAATGTGCCGCCATGGGGAGCTGCAGGTTTTGCGCCTGGCCGGGCATTATCGTGACTGGAATGCCGTCGTAACTGTCAGCCCACATCTGCGGCGTGTTGTTGGTCACGCGCACGTACTGAACGCGGACATCGGGCACCGCATCAGTCATCATTCGTTGACCCGAGCCGAGAGGATGACGGTCGCGACCGCCGTGGCCGCGGGCGTGCCGGTGATGGTGGTGGTGCCGATGGTGCCACCGCCGCCGGCCACGGTAGCGGACTGGGCGCCGGAATAGCCGCCGCCGAAGTTGACGCGCACGGCGCCGGTGATGGTGCCGGAGCCGGTCAGCGCCACGGGAGTGAGCAGGGCGCCGGAGATGCCGGCCGGAGCCGGGTTGATGGCACCAGGCACGCTGTTATTCGGGTGCACCAGGCCGCCGGGCGGATAGGGTGACGCGGCGATGCCGCCCGAGCCGGCGCCGGTGTAATACGGCGGCTGCGGGATGATGTAGAAATTGGGCGACGCCACATAGCCGGCGCCAGCGCTGTCCATCACGATGGTGTTGATGGCGCCGCCGGCGGTGAGGGTGCAGTGCGCGGTTGCCTGGATGCCGCCGAGCGGAGGCGGATCAATGACGATCAGCGGCGGGCACTGGAAAGCGGAGCCGGCCTGGGTGACGGTCGGTGCGGCGACGGTGCCGCCGATGATCAGGTAGCCGGTAGCGGTGGGGAAGCCGGTGGGCGCCGCGGCGAAGGCGAGGCTGGCGCCGGTTGCCGTTGGGCCGATGCCGTTGGTGTAGCCGCTCGAGTTGTTGGGGCCGGCGATGGTCAGCGCTGGGATGGTGCCACTGTCGTTAAGCAGGCGATAGTTAGCGCCGTCCGAGGTGAGCTGGATGGCGGCCGAGTGCCCGGCCAGGGTTTGCCAGCTATTGGCCTGCGGGTCCCAATACTGCACGACCGAGTTGGTGTCGGTCATAATCAGGTACTGGTTAGCCGGCAAGACGAAGATGCCGCCGGAGGCGAGCGTCAGGCGCGTCGTGCCCTCAGCCACCTGGGTGAGCGGGAACGGGAATTGTCCGCCAAGACGGGCCATGACGTCGTCCTCTCAGGTAAACAGGGTGTTCAGGCCGGTAATGCGCCCATGCGCACGCGGCTTGACGTTGACGAGCTCGAGCAGCGACAGCACAGCGGCGATGTAGCCGAGCTGATTGTTGGGAAGCGTGCTCTCGAACCCGGTGAAGGAAAACGCGGCACGCTCGTGCAGATACAGGGTCAGGTAGTTGGTGTTGATCAGGTAGAGCGTTCCCTCCGGGCAGTATGGATCGGCGTAGAACGGCACGCCGGCGACATCGAGGGCACGGAACAATGATTGCACCTTGTAGTCGGCGCCGAACGCCGAGCCGGGGGTGACGTTATAGCGCTCATTGCTGACGAAATCGGATGCCAGGTTAGTCCAGGTGCCAAAGCCCATGATGCCCATGGTCGGCATTTCGCCGGTCACCTTGGTCACCTGGCCGATGTACTGCAGCATCAAGGCGCGGGTTGGGGTGGTGGCGCCGGCGGCGACAAACAGCGACTTCCAGAACTGTGAGGTGGTGCGGTTGATGCCGCCGTAGCTGATCGAGTTGGTGCCGTCGTCGATCGCGGCCGGCAGGCCGACGAGCTGCTGGGTATTGGACACGTTGTTGAACAGGGCGTTGGCGAAGGTGTCGATCGTGACATTGGTGGTGTCGTTCACCCGCGCTTCGATCAGCGGCACGATGGAATAGTCGAGCTGCACCAGGCCTTCCATGCCGAGCATGGGCAGGGTCGAGACGAACGCCTTCAAATTAAACTCGGCGTCCTGCAGGCCTGGCGTCACCGCGGGCTGGGCGAACGAGCCGCTATAATCGGTCCACTGCCCGGTCACCATTGGCGTGCCCTGCACCGGCACAGTGATTGGCGATAAGCCGCCCGACGCCACTTGTGCCGATGCCAGCAACGCCGCGATCAGCGGGGCGCTCTTGTAGATCTGCACATAGAAACGCGGCATGAACCCGCGGCGCACGACCGCAGACAACTCACTGGCGATTGCGCCCTGCGCGGGAATGACGCCGGAACCGAATTGCGGCACATCTGCCTCCTACCGTCAGCGTCGCCCGCTCTTGTGTCTGAGCTCGCGGATGACTTGGTGAGCGACCTCGCGAGAGGCCTTGACTGGATCGTCCTTGAATTTTGCAAACTCGGGGAATTCCCAGGTGGCGCCGTGCTCCGGCTCGTTCTCGAGCGGGCCGGGCTGCGGCATCGTTGCTGAGTAGAGGGTGGCACCGTCCTCGTAATCGGTGATGCCTTTGCGCTCCATCAGCGCTTCGATCTTCTTCACGTCGTCTTCGGAGTATTGCCGGCCGCCTTCGTCACCATCGAGCAGGCGTTGCCGCTGGGTTCCCATGCGGCTGATGACGGCGTCGCGGGCGTGGGCGATTTCGCGGTCTTCCTGCGCCTTTTCAAACGCCGTCATCCGCTCCTCGAGCTCGACATCCTTGAAGGCGGCGGCGTGCGGTGATTCGGGGGCTATCTCTTTGATGATTGCCCCGACCCTGGCGCGGGTTTTTTTGTTGTGAGAGAGATCATGCAACAGGTCGCCGAGGTCGGCGGCTATGTCGAGCGACAGCCCGCGCTTTGAGCGGTTCGGTTGGATCTCCTCGGGCATTTTAGATCGGCTTTCCCTTCACCGCGCCGGGACCGCCGCGCTCGAGCGAAAGCGGCCCGAGCTTGTGCCGCCGGCCGGTGGGATCGGTGTATTTGCTCTCGGAAGAAAAACCGCCGAGCTCGGTGTAGAGCGGCGGATTGCGCGCCAGGCCGTCTTCCATGGAGCGCTTGCGCAGATTGCCGACGGCGATTTTCGGTTTCAGATACCCTTCGCTCATAGCGGTGGTCCTTCTGGTGCACCCGCGCCTTTGACTTCGGGCGGGGGTGTTGGCGATGGCGGGATGCCGGGCGGCGGGGCGCCGGATGCCGGCCCTTTGGCGGCGGCCTGGGCCATGCCCTGCAGCGCCGACGGCACCATGTTGTTTGGTTCGGCCTTGCCGAAGACCGGATTGAGTGAGCTCACGGCGCGGATCAGCGCCTGCTGTTCTTTGCTGCCGGGCTCGAACGCCATCGACGCGAGCAACAGCGCCGGCAGCGCACCCTTCACCTGATGGACGGCGGCGGCACGGCGGCCGGCACCGTCACCAGGTGACAGAGCGGGCGAGGATCCTGGTCCCGTCGGGGGAGGGGGCGCGCCTGGCCCAGTTCCTATCATCGGCATGCCGGGAGGCCCGCCGGGAGGCGGCCCACCGGTTGGCATCGCGCCGGGATCGAGGCCGGGCATGGGAACGGGTTCCTATCCGGCCGAGAAAATAGGACCGTTTTCCTTGTGTGGTCAAGGTGGGCTCGAATCAATTCAAGAAAAAGCCCCGGCAGAGGTCCACCGGGGCTAGTACAAACCAAAGGTCCGAGGGAGGTTTCGTCAGAGGGTAATCTGGGGGTATCAGTGGCGGGTGGCCTACTTCCGGCGCCCGCGACGGTGCTTCCTACGACGAGCCATGAGGTTATCTCCTTAGGTATCTCCTGGGGGTTCAAGCCACGCTTAAACCTAAGCCCAATTAGGAATTTAGTCCAGCCCCCCCGGTTCCTACATCGGCGATGCTGCGGCCGGCTTGCCGCCCTTGCCTTTGGGCGCGCCGGGCGGTGGCAGGCCGAGCTTTTCGCGCATCGCCATGTCTTGGGCCTGTTTCTTGGCGCGATCGCGCAGGGCGTTGATCAAATTTGTGCGGTTGGGGGCGCGCGTCAGCCGCAGCAGCCACTCGTGATTGATGGCACCGAACTTGAACAACAACATTGCCAGCTCTTTGCTGTCGTCGGCGAATAGTGGTGAGTGCGAGTGCCCGTCGATGCGCAGCGAGTAATCCTCGGCGAGGTTGTAGTAATAGAACGGATCGCCGGGGGCACCGGCGGGGGTCGGGTCCGGTGTCATCACCTCGGTGGAGTTTTTCATCAGCATGGTGAGGGCGAGCTCGCCGGCGCGCACCAGCGGCGCCTCGAGGCGGATGGCGGTTTTTTTGATGCGCCCGCCGCCGGTCTGCTTGAGGTCGCGCGAGTGTGATTTGCTGCGCACGCCGCCCTCGTTCTTGCCGGCGAGGATCTCGGTCAGCCCGGAC